AGAACCAGCACCGCCTTGGTTTGTAATGATGTTTTTAAGGCCAGAACCAAATTGGTTTAATACGCTAGGAGCGCCTGTTTGGCCTCCTACTACTGGAGCCGTAGTAGGAGGTATGCCAACGCCTTGGTACCCACGCCCTAAATTTTGAGCTGTGTTTGTTACAGGCGCAAGTTGCGGAGTTTGATTTGCCAACCCCAAATTTTGAGCTGTTCCTAATGGCGGGGCTACTGGGTTTACTCCACTTAAAGTTGCTAAATTTGGGCCATAAGCGTTTTGTGCGAACGCGCCAGTTCCCGGGGTAAAAGCAGGATTACCAACCATACCAGCCGTAGGTGCTGCAGCAGCCGAACTAGCGCCCATAATCCCCGGAGCCATGCTAGCGCCACCGAACGCGCCCAAACCTGCCATCAAACCTTTTTTCAAACTGCCGGTCATCAAACCTGTACCAGCACCAACAAGCGCGGCAGTTTGAAAAGCGCTAGTTAAACCAAGCGACGCGCCGCCTGTAGCGGGAGCTAAAGCCATACCAAGTACGGTTGGCAGAATAGACGACAAAAAGCCTGCCTCTGGCAGACCTGTTTCTGGGTTGATTGTTAGTGAGCCGCCATGCGCCATAGCCAGTTGTTGCAAACCAGCTACCTCTTTTGGGTTCATGTGGACGAGCATGGAGTCGCCGCCACGCCCGGTGGTTTGCATCTGGTTGGCTAGGTTTTGCAGGCTCATAACGCACCTTTAGAAAATTTTGTCAATAGTATCATGTGGGTAACGCCGAAACAAAGGTAAGCGTAGTCACCACTGATTGAGTAGCTGGTTTAGTTGGGCTGCCAGACGCAGCATAAAAAGGTATGGTTACATTAGACTGTGTAGGTGACCAATAAATAGCCACATTATCTCCAGCATTCATGGATAAAAAGTAATTCCAGCCTTTAATGTCATGAGATGGGTTGTTTACAGCTTTACGAGCAGGCATACCAACTTTGCCAGTAGAACCGGGAATATCAACACCGTTTTGTTTTAGCCAGATAAACACATCTTCCGGCGCATTATCAGAATTTTCTAACTGCGCACTAAACTGCAAGTTATATATACCAGCATACTCAACAGTAATGTTTGACGAATTTAACGTGACGTTGCTTGTAAAATCCGTTGTGTTCATCGTCATCAATGTTGCTGTATTTGCAGTTGTTGTTTGCGTAAGATTGCTAGAAAACGCCCCGTAAGGAACGCGCAAGTTAGACATAACAACAGAAGCATTAGCATTTAACTGTCCTACAAAATTATCTAATGTGTTGAAGTACAAACGTAGAATGCTGTTAAGTTGGTCTGCGTACTGGCGACTGTATTCCGTTGGTGCAACTGGCAAAGCAGGTGAACGTGTCCTTGTAAGGTCAATAGATTCTGTAGTAACAATTTTAATTGTCATCTGCGTCCATCCGGCCTGACATCAATCCGTGGCACACCCAACTGCCACTGTGTCCCCAACGTATCTGAACTTATTTTTAACGCCATCTGACGACCCCGCACGCGTGTATATACAATCTGCGTAAATTCCTGTACGTTGTAATTTCTCTGATTTGCGTAGGATTGCGTAGACGCAACCGTTGGCGTGTCAGCTAGGCTGTAAGGAGCGCCGGGGTTTTGTCTTGGCCTTACCGTAAATACAGCCGATGGTTTGTCGGGTATTGGATTGCTTGAACCGTCGAAGGTAATGTCAGGAATAATACGCCACACAAAACCATAGTTATGCCCATCGCCAATATCAAAGTCAGATGACTGAATGTAAGCGTTGATAGGCAAGATGGTGCCGTTGACTTCAACATCATCGTTACCCTTCTCGTGGTACACAATCGTGTTTTGATACGTTGCTGCCATCGGGTTATTGCGTAGGGGGCTGTCTAGCCACGCGCTGCGGTTTAACGAACCGTAATACCAGACTTTATCTAAGTAGTTAAATATGACGTAACGATCAACAGTAGTGCTGTTAGCCGAGCAGTAGTACCACCACACTTCGCTGTACCCCTCGTTACTGCCACAGAACACCTGATAGTTCTGCTCCAGATTGATGTCGCCGTACACGAACTGACGCAAAGCGCAAGGCAGCGTTTCTACACGGCCTGTGTACACATAGAACTTATCCAACCCCATCCAATACACGATGTTGTTAGCTGAACCAATAGCGTTGGGGCCAATGATAGAGATGTTGTTTGAGAGGATGTTAAAGCCCCACACGTACGGTGGCCCCAGATACTGCATGGAGTACACGGCTGCATCAGTTAACACAACAATCTCTTGGCGAGACTGAATTGCTGTAACAATAGACGAGCCGCTTGAAAGCCTGTAGCTACCTGCTTGGTTAGTAATAGCGGGTGCCCACGTTTGATAGCTTTCTTGATCTGACCAACGAATTAACATTGGGTCTTGCGTTGTTTCGCCGTAGTCATTTGCGCCAAACGCAATGACAAAACGTGACGCATCTGAAACAAGTACTTGGGACGCAACAGTTGGGCAACTTACGTCTGTCTCATAAATACCTGAGCTGTTGTTGGAGAGCAACGTAGCTGGGGTGTTAAACAACAAGACGTTTGCACCTGTGTACTGCGGCACCCACAAATACATAGCGCCGCCACGCGGGTTAATTAGTAAGTAGTCACCAAAGTTAGCCTGTGACCATAACCGTAGTTGTGTGCCTAAACCTATTGCTGACGAATCGCCCCAACCTGTAAACGTGTTAGCGTTATAGACAATTGTGGTGTTTGCGTGTGACGTAGCTATTGTGCCATCGGCTCCCCGCGTGGCTCCTGTAAACAGCGTTGCTGTATTGCCTGTGTACGTTGCCAATTCTGAATCTATCAAAACTGTGCCAGAAGCGTTTGAAAAACCTACAGTAGATACAACTGCGATGTTGGTGTTACTTGAATTGAGCGCGGCAGTCAGCGTGGTTTGCTGTGTGTTTTGGATAAAGCCGCCCCAAAGACCTGCGCCCCAACCTGTTGCATAACCATACGTAGGCAAGCCTACGTTAATTTGATAGACCGCTGTAACTGTCCCGCCGCCTGTAGCACCAGACGTTGCTGCCGTTGATGCTTGGATAGAGTACGTATTTGTTGTCAGGTACGTTATTTGAAACGAGCCGTTTAGCGTTAAGCCACCTACAGCACCCGCGCCAGAGAACGTCACAAAGTCGCCAGTAATACCGCCGTGGGCAGCGTCAGTAACAACGACTGTTTTAGAACCGTTGGTCGTTGTAAAAGGGTTTGTTAATGTGTCAGTTTCGCGTATGGGCGTGATGTCATTATAGATACCACCGCTTTCAACGTAGTACTTTAAGTTAGTACCCACACCCAACAGGTTGTAGCCTTTTAACGTAACCCAGTTAATTAGCCCCCGCGCAATACCTTGGTAGGTGTACGACGATATAGGCTGCCAACCGCCTAGCTTTTGTGGGTAGCCTGAACGAAAGCGTATCTTGTCGCCATCGTACCAACCGCCTTCATTGGCAAGTGTCGTGCCTTCGCGGTTGATTCCCGGCCTAAATTGTAAAAGCTGTAACGGCATGCTTATCCACCTGACTTGTAAGGGCGTGTACCCTGCTTGTCAATAATCAGCGCCATCTTTCTTGGTTTAGCATCTACAGTATTTACGATGCTTACATGCGTCCAGCCCCCACCGCGTACCGGGTCTGAGAATTCGCGAATCACCTGATCGTATGGCAATGCTGACGCTATGATACGCTTAACCACCTGCTCTGGCACCATACCAGCTACACGAATATCGGCGGCTGTGCCATGACAATGCTGGCTAGTTTTTGACCCTTTGATTGCTGCGTTTACCTCGGGACTGCGGTACGCAGAGTTGATGCTAATTGGTTTGCCAAGCAATGCACGGAGGGACTCTAAGAAAGCTGCAAGGCGTTTTAAGTTATACAGATGCTCATTGCCGGGCGTGTTGTTCAACCCATGCCGTGCCGCGTAGTCGCTAACTGTCAGCTCTTCCAACGAAAAGTTTGGCGAGAGCTTCATTTTTTAGACAGTTCCTTAGTCTTGTCTTTGCTGCTCTGGCTAGAACCAAAGAAGAAATTTAGAATAGTGGAGACAACCGTACCCATAATAAAACCAAGCACCACATCAACAAAGCGTAGGTTCTTTTCAGGTATGTTGTAAGTCGTA